TGACCCATGAATCCCACCCTCCGATCAAACTCGCCGGTAACGACCTGCCTAACTACGCTTGCACGTTCAACTATGGGAGTTTTGTGTAATGCTTTACAACGGAGATTATGTCGTCGAAGGAATGAGCGAGATTGTCGAGCAATTCCAGACCGACTATCAACGTGCTACTGTTGACGTGGACATTGACGGTTCCTTTGGCAATCCCGACATTCTTGACCTCATGGATTTCCTTGGCGATACCGCCAATAAACAGTTTTGTGACAAGTTGGTTAGGCAATGTATCCTTGGGAAAACCGTTACTTTCTCGATTGACGGTGTTAACGTCGGTTCGGTGAGAATGAACAATTTAACAGATGCTTGGTCGGTGTTTCCCGTCATCAATGACTACCCTGCGACTTACAAAGCATTGGCCGATATTGTGTCGGTTCACTTGCTAAAAAAATCCACTCTGCCACGGAAAAAGGGCACCGGACCGGGGGCAGTGGCGACGGTGGGAAGCTAGGCCGAAAGATACGGGCCATCGGGGAGTGGAGGTTTAATTACTTCATGTTCATCCGGTGGCTACATAAGAAACCGGAAAGCATAGAAGAGTTTTTCGGTGGCTTGGAATGTATTCCTATTTTTATGGAGCTTGAAAGTCAATGGCAACTTCGGTAGGCGGGTTTTTTGCCTCGCTAAAACTCCAAACTGATCAAGCCTCATTCGATAAAGCCCAAAAGGATCTAGGGTCTATAGAGGAAAAGATCAAGAAGACAGGTCTTTCCTTTGGGACTTTCGTGGGGGATGCAATCAAGGGTTTGACAGCCATAGGAGCCGCCGCAGTAGGTGCCGCCTATGCCGTTTCTCAGATTCAGGGTAAAGCCTCTGTAAGCGCCACCGGCTCCGGAATGAAATTGGATGAGTTCAACAAATGGTCTGTTGGAATGAGTCTCATAGGACAAAACGCTGATGACCTAGCGTCTCACCTAGCACAAGTAAACGATGCTATGACCGAGCTTGCGGGCGGTGGTGGCGAAAAATGGTCTGCATTGGCCGACAAGCTCGCCTATTTTACTGACAAAAACAATGCCGGTATTGATATAAACAAGTTCAAGAAAGCATCTCAGACCGAACGAATGAACATGATTGCCGATAGGATAAACGGCGCTTCTGGTGATAAGAGAACGGCATTGATAAACCGTTCTGCTGAGATATTCGGTGATTCATTTAGAAACATGATGTTTACGTTTGACACGCCAAATAGTCCATATAAAAACATCTATGACCTAGAGAAGCAGTCCGCAAAAAGCTCAACGCCAAATGATCCTAACGCATTGGCTAATATGTTGGCGTTCAATCGTGTAACGACGGATCTTGGCCAAACTTTCAAAACTGTTGGGGATATTGCGGCCGACCATCTCCGTAAACCACTGGAAAAATTTGTACTCTTCATTGAAGCTCACCAAGCCGATATATCCAAGTTCTTTGACGGACTGATGAAGGGAATCGGTGATTTCTTCGATGCGATTGGAAAGACGTATAGCGATCTTCAAAAAAAAGAAGATTGGTTGCAATCTAGCGGAATCTTAGGAACCGCCTCGGAACCTGGGGCAAGGCTAGAAATTCTTGGCGGTTTTGGGTCCGCCTACGATGCTTACAAAAGCGGGTTTTCCTGGAAAGATTACACGGCACTTCAAGATGCAAAAACAAGATTTTCCTCATTCTCTGAAAAACTCCCCAGCGCCACGATGATAGCTATGGACAACGAGTTTTATGCTGAACGAGATAAGCGGTTGGGGTCTGGACAAAATAGCCTATCTACGATTTCTCAAGTTGAGTCTAGCGTAAAACAGAACGTTATTCATTTATATTTGAACATTGATAAATCTGGTAATGTGACCTCAAAAGCATTTGATGGTAGTTTAACACAATGAGCCTAACCTCCCAACTAATCAGCGGATCGACACAAGCGTTGAACCTCATTAAGAATTACTTGAGTAATCCACGGATTAGTATGGACCTCGCAAATGGTTGGTTCGGATATCCGGTTCCCGACGCTACCAATGTTGTCGTAATTTTGGGGGCCTCATATCATGATATCGGGGACGATGATATTTCTAGCCAATTGATTGTCGATGAAAAGGAAGGCGGTAAGACTTGGATTTCCGACAATATCGCCCCGAAACCCAGAACGTGGGGACTAACGGGTTACATTGGACCGTCGCAAGGAATGGCGGTTTTGAATGTCGTAAATGGGATTACCATGGGGGAACTCGCAACGCCGCTTTTACAGGCCGACCTTGCCAAGTCGAAAAAGTTGTTGAAAGACATGAGGACGTCCCGTCAAGTTCTCGTTTTTCAGACGCCTAACGGTGAAGAATCGGTATGGGTCGGAATCAAGCATCTTGACCTAGAAAAACAGCCATTGGTGCAAAATCAGATTCCCGTGACGATGACCTTGCAGGAGATTCCCATTCTTAAATTCAACTCCGGTTCTTCTGCCGGCATTCCATCCGGTAGCATCCCTGGTGCCGATCCTGTTCCCCGGGGTGTAACTCAGGGACTCGCCGTTGCTAATTTCTCTTCCGTTATAGGTGGCCTGTTTTGAGGGCCTATAAGACCGCCTATGCCGTCCCGTTGCCCGTGGCTGGTGTCAATCCGTACTCTCTCCAATTCACCTCCAAAATAGCGGGAAACGTCTATGGATTCCTTTTCCAGTGGGTTAATTCGGCGTGGATACTTTCGGTAACAATGGCCGACGGTTCGGTTCGTTTAGCGTCAACCGTTCCTGGTGTAACCGCTTGGACGGCGTATCCTGACTATGGGCTTGTGCTAATGTCCACCCTGACCACACTGGGTCAAAATGACCTGTCAAGTGTGTCAATGTATTGGATCGTTTGGGCATGAACCAACTTTTTGACAAGTCAATAGAATTGCACTTCTTTGACTCGGTGAATAGTGCGACCCCCATTGATTCTATCGTCATTCCCGACACAGGATACAAACCTAATATCACCCTTTCCGCTACCTTCCGCCCTTCGGACGTTATGAACGAAGTGGAAATCAGGATAGTCAATTACTACCCCTCCGTTCCCCTGTCATCCTATAAATGGATGACCATAACGGCGGGATACAAACACAATTCCGACAGTGCGACGCTCTCCGGTCAAGTCAAGGTCGCTTATCAGGAAAGCCCATCGCCGGATGGGGTGACGTTTATTTCCTTGTTGGTGGGTCATGCTGAGGATGTTTTGAATCGGGACATTACCGTCAACACTTATCCGAACGCAGGAATGACCACGGATACCATTTTCGATGCTTTGATTATTGGGTTGTCGTCAACGGGGACACCGTGGAAACTTGTCAATAGCAGTTTTTTGAAAGCCTTGCCGGTTCACGTTACCAGCACCACCCCCAAGAGTACCGATATTGCCGGTTTCAACTTCCAAGGCAAGCCCATCGACTGCCTAAACAAGATCAAAGACCGATGGAAGATTGCCTACCTAATCGACGGAACCAACCTGATAATCTACACCCCAAACAAGGGCCGGACGGGTGAAGGTGCTATCCAAATCAATTGGCTATCATCTCCGCCCATGGCAACGGCTTCGGGAATCACTTTCGTTGCCCCGTGGAATCCCAAGATCAGGCCCGGAATTGTGATTCAAATTGACCCACTCTATTTCCGTCAAACCTTCGGGGGGGCTCAGATTACCTATCAACCGGACGGGTTAATGATCGTCCAAACGGTGAGTCTGAATTACAACACCGTCACGAATCAAAACGCTATGACCGTATTGGCGCTGAACACCTATGAAGTTCCCCAGGCGTCAGGATCGTGAAGACGTTTAAGCATCTCTTCGATGACAAGATCCTTTCTCAGTTCGACATAGTCGAAATAGATATTGAAGTCAGAAAGAAGAAACGCCGTCGCCATCTTTCCATCTTTCATCCGTTCGTTCCAATGACGGCCTCGTTTGTCTTTCGTCGTTGCGTTTCGATAGTACACAATATCGTCAACGGCGCTTGTGATTACCTCAAGGCAAAGACTGTAATACGCATCTCGAACGGGTTTAAGTCCACTTCTCATGTTTGCAATAATAAACCGTATATTGGATACTGTCTACCATGAATAACATTAACGAACTAGCCGGACTCCAATACAATCTCGGCGACATTATCCGTCAAAACATCGCACAATCGTTTATTGTGGACTATGGAATCGTCAAGGCGGTTAACGCCGACAAGACCGTTGACGTAACCCATGCCGTACAAGGGCAGTATATCGACGGGACGGCGGTTCCCTCGACGGTTTCAACGGCAGTCGAGGTAATCTTCCCCGGTTCGGCAAGTGCCGCTATAACGTGGCCTATAGCGGTTGGGGATGGTGTATTGCTTGTGGGACTGAAACAGTTTGTCAGTAGCACGAAGGGCATTCAGGTTCCGAGCCAACCGCCTAGCGATTTTCCGCATTACAATCAGGAAACTTTGAAGGCGATACCTTTGCAGAATATCTCGGCACCAGCATTCCAAATCAATGTTGACGCTTCTGCACTCGGTCAAATAAAGAACAATTCGCAATCACTTTTCACGCTCCTGGATTCTTTCGATTCTCATATGTTCGCACTGGCAACGGCATTGCTAACATTCACCACGGGATTGAACGCCGGTACTCTGGTTGCACAATCCGCCGCTATGGCAACCGCTTCGGCCACTGCAATAGCGAATATTGCAACCGACAGGGCTAACCTTGCATTGTTGCTTAAGGCTTAGGTAATATACCCGCATGGATATGGCCCTTCAATCATCTTCGACATCTCCAAACAATTACCAGACGTTCGATTATCTCGTTCAGGGGAATGTCGTCCCCGTCCTAACCGACGCCGGAACTACTGGGTCCATCGAAGATGCCCAACACGCTCAAATGGCCGCATATCTACAGCAAGGCGCAATCCCTCAACTTCCGGGTTTTGGTGTCCAGTGGGTCGAGTTTTTCACCGGTCAAGTGAACTTCGGAGTGGTGGACGGTCAGATTAAGTCGAACCTAATCGCCACGAACCTGCCCAACTTCCGTCCTCAGTACGATCTTGTAAACGACAAATTAACCGTTGCGGTGGTGGATAAATGAGCTGGACTGTAAACGGAATTACCTGGACGCCACAAAGCGCCGCGACTCATTCACAAACTAACCTTACTTACCTGAATAATCTGAATGTCGCCCCGACCCTAGTGGCCTCCCCGACTAATGCTATTTGGTTGAATTACCTCGGAGTCGGTGGATTGCAACAGGCTTATGACGCCAAACTGTACGCCGCTAGTCAGTCGTTTAACGTGGTTACTTGCGATGATAGTCAGGTACTGAATCTAGCCCCGGTAGCGGGGACATCGCCGCTTCCGGCCACGTATTCCACGGTTTCGCTAAACGTCACTGCCGCCGCCGCTGGAAGTGCCACCGTTAACTCCGGAACGCTGGCTCCGTGGAACGGGATTAACTTTGTCGTCGGGACTACCACCGTGATTCCCGCCGGGACAACCGTCGCTGTATTCTGTACCGCTGATACTGCCGGGCCATATCTTGCCTTGGCCGGTCAAGTTACCTCGTTCTCTACTTCCATCCCAAACGTCCAGACCGTCACGAATCCAGCCAGCTCTACGCAGGGAAGTGCCACGGAAACGACTGCCACATACCGTCAAAGACTTGTCGCCGGGAACGGAACGGTTAACTGGGATCTCAATGGCACGATTACCGCTATACGGGCATTGCAAGGAATCATCTCGGCAAACGTGTTTTTTAATTCCGATACAGTGGCGGTGTTGACCTTGAATGGTGGCGTGACCGTCCAGCCCCGTCATGCGAGGATTGTGATACAGGGTGGTGACGTATCGGGGGAGTTGGCGACAACCTATGCCACACGCATGACCGCACCGACCGATGGAACTTCTTCGGAGACTTATACTTACCTGTCGGGCCAAACCCTGACGGTTAATTATGACATTGCAACGCCTCAGAACGTATACGTGACAATTTACTATGATCCGACAATGCCGCTTATTGCTGGTGCGGATACGATTGCAAAGAATCTAATCGTCGCCCAAAACTCGACATTCACCGTTGGTCAATCCATTACTGCTCAGTCAATTTCTCAGGGACCGCTAGACAACTTCACTTATGCCACGATTACAGGTGTCACCGTTTCGATTGACGGTGTGACGTATTCGAGAAACGCCATTGTACCGGCAAACGAATACCCGTCATTTTCAACGGCTAACATATTCTGGACAAGCGGTCCATGAGTAGCAATTATCTAGCTAAACAGCTTTCTGGTCCTCTTGCTCAGGGAACCATGCAAACGGTGGAGGATCAGTACGCTCTATCCGATCCAATTATCAGCTATTGGTACGGGCTAAACATTGATAACGCCGCTAGTGCAGAGTTAACGGCTATCGGGTATCTTGTCGGCCTTCCGTGGCCATCGGCACCCTTGGGGACTTTCGATACTAACTCTTTCATTATTGGGACTTCGGCGAGTTATCCACAGTCGTCATATCGTGGATTATCGGGAGTCGGACTATTGACCGGGGGACCATTGGCCTCCGATGCAACGTCGACGGCGGGGCTCATGCCCATTACCAGTTACCGTATTTTGTTAAAGGCCTTTGCGTATCTAAAATGGTACGGCCTTTCGTGGGTTAGTATTGATAAAATCGCCGCGAGTTTTGGAACGTTGAATTATGCTTACCGTCCAGGAAACTACAATCAATTTACACTAGGAACCTCGGCGACATATCCGGTCACCGATACCGCACACGGATTGTCTGGAGTCGGATTGACTACTGGTGGATTCCTATCATCAACGGACCCTTCCTATTTTCCAGATTCTGACATTATTATCAGCTACATTACACCTCTTTCATTGGCTAACCTTTGGATTATTCAGGCACTTTTCAAGGCGGTTTGCACGGCACCGCAAGTCTTTGTAAGAAACGGAGCATAAAATATGATTACTACCCCAACTTGGGCAACAATCCCGGCACTCGGGACCACGGCAACGAAGAATCTTACAAACCTAGATCAAGCGAACCTGTACGCCACCGGAGTCCTGTATCCTGCCGAACACCTGAATCAGTTTACTTATTGGTTTGCCAATAATGCGAATGTGGACCAGTCAGCGGTTACCAGTTTGCTCACGGAAAACCAGAACTCCGTTACCGCCACAGGACAAGCCCTTGCACCGGATGACAATTTCCAGTTGATTAAGTCGATGATTGCCGTTTCTCACCGAGTCGGCGAACTAATCTGGTCTGAGGTTACGCAAACACCAGCTATCTGGACTTCCGGAAGTGCGACTTACAATCCTGTTATTGCTCGTTGGGACGCGGACCATACAGTAACAAGCGCTCAGGCCCCGGACCTTGTAACAGCTTATCGGGCAGAGAAGGCCAATATCAACGTCAATGGTGTGGCCTACAATCAGTGGACGGGAACGGTTGCCGCTTCCGTCATCACGTTCGCCTCAAATGCTCAGAATCTTGCAATGCTGAATATGATTGTCAATGAGGCCACGGCTAACGGATACATTGCAACCCAGACGGCTGGTGCCGCCGCTGTTTTTACAGGAACCGCTCAGAGGTGCATTAACGTCAACGGCACCGATTACCCCATTGTTGGGGCTTCGGTTGGCGGGTTAACGGTAACAGTGACGGGCACTCCAACTTCAGGGTCTCAGACTTGTATTTTGTTTACTTACAGAATTGCAGGAAGCACGACTAGCGTTGTATTGCCTAGAATCTCCGGTTTTGGATCCGTCGCCACCTATGACTATGACGGTAACTTTATTCATGGCTGGAGGAAGATGGACCAGATGCAGGGGCATTTTCACAGCATGGTTACAAATGGGGTAACCGTAGCTTCCATCGGCGGAAGCACGTTACCCGGGGCTGGTTCAAATATCGCCAACTCGGGGACTGGTGGCGGCGGATCATATTCGGTATCAGGTCCCATCACCGACGGCACCAACGGCACCACACGAGCGGGAAAGACAACCGACCCAAGAGCATATGGACTCCTCCCTTACACCTGGGCCGCAAGACTTCTCGCTTGACAGATTGCCTATTCGATACTATCCTACCCGTGGAGGGTTAAAAAATGCTTTATATTTGTATCCATGACGATAAAAAAATCGAGTTCGCCGAGGAATGGCCAACTGATACGCCGGAAGAAAAAGATTGGGCTATCAGGAATGCCGATAGATTGGCGCTTGAATGCCGTTCTAGGGGTGATTCGTCTGGTTTTGTTCCGTATGCGAGTGAAGATGGGCCTTTTGCTTTTGAGGAGTCGAACCCATGAAAATGTTATTATCGATAGTGTTCGTTGTTCTGGTTGGATGTTCAAATCCTTCTGCGCCACAGCAAACGACTACTACACCAGCTCCTCAATCCAGAACTGTTATGAACTCACTATGGCAACCTGTGACGATTCCAACTTCTGCCCGTGCTGTTGGGGTTGTCGATCTCGACTCTCAAGTCGCCGCCTATAACGCTTCCCATATTTCCGATCAGTGGTTCATTGTGGACGGAGAGATTCCAGACCTTGAAAACGCACCGCCTTGCGATGTTTTCATCGTTGACAAAGTGACCCACATCCCTATCACGTATCCAGATGGGGCTGGCGGTACGGTTACAGTTTCCCATACGAATTGGCCAAGAAAATCACTTGTTGATAACTATTCGGGATTCCTAACAGATGCCGTCGCCGCTGATGGTGACCTATACATCGACGTAATCCCACCCGCTCCAACCCCACTGACAGCCGAACAACTCTACGCCAAGTATTCGATCTACGTAATTGACAAAACAGGGGCCATTCTTTACGAGTTCCACTGTGACGTGGTTCCCGATGGATTCCCGGGATTCACCGTTACTCAGTATTTTTCAACCATGCTGACCCACGCCAACCTAATCGTGCAAACCGATGGGAATGGACTTGGTTGGTCCGTAATTTCTGGACAAGTTTACACTGCACCATAAGGAATATACAACATGAGCGCCGACGACATTTCCCAAATTATAGACAGACTTTCGAGAATGGAAGAGAAGCAAGATAAACAAGCCGAGAAGATTGAAAATCTTCGTGTCGCTATGGCTACAAAGAACGGCGAGAACTCCGGTTCGAAAGCTGTCAGGGGGGATTTTTTGGCTAAATTGGCTTCATATGGTGGATTACTCGCTGGGCTTGGTTCTGCGTTGGCCGTGGTAATGAAGAAATGAAAACCATCAACTGGACCCGTGGCAATCCCACTCTTTCGGCATTCGGTAGAGAAATCCCCGTCAAGAATGACGTTAGAAACGTAGCAAACGGACGCCGAAAACTTCACTTACCGTCGGATGTCGTATTGACTGAACCCGATGACGGGACCAATCCAGTACCATATATGCCGACAGGTTTCCCTGAGGGGTCATGGCCCATTACCGCCATTGTTTTTCATGATGATCCTAATGACAAATATCTTAACCCGCTATTCATCTCAACCAAGGCAAGGCAACTTGTCGAGGTTTGGGCGCTCGATGCTCAGGGCGGGTATGATAAACCCACTGGCCGTTTTGCCATGGATTCGGGTTATGGACTTCACCGACCTGACCCAGCTAGCACATCCACCACTTTAGGGTGCCTGAATATCCTTTCTTTGTCTGATCTTTTGTGGATTTCGTGTAAAATCCTTGCGTTCATGTTGACAAATGAACCTGTTATCATTGTAGTATCGTAATATAGGAGGATCTATGGCCAATGAAAAATGGTACTCTGGTTTAGAGCGAGTCGGTAAAGAGATTTGGGGGCTTGTATCTGACTACCAGTACAGCCTTGACGTTTGGAAGATCGGGGGCATTGCCGCTTTCGTGTTTTCGGCGTTCCTTTCGGTTACTACCATGAACCTTATCAACGTAACCTTTGAACTCATGAAATCCGGCAAAGACATTTCTCAAGCGGTTGCCCTGGTTGGTATCGCCGCCGGCCTCGTTACTGGGTTTATCACCGTGGGAACTTTCCTTATGGGGCAATCTCACAATGTCGATAAGGCACAAATCGCGGTGTCAAATGGCGGTCAATAGTGGACTTGGAAAAGTTCTTGCAGTCGTCGTCATTCTTGCCGCCGTTATAGTTGCTATCTGGCTTTGGGGACCGCTTTGCGCTCTCGCCGGATTGTTTATCGTCCCCGCAACCTCCGAAAAAGGAAAGGCCCTTGAAAATACCGAACGTGCTAAAATCCTCGCTACTGACCCCGCTGTTGTTGTTGCTAGTCAGTCTGCCGAGTTACGGGCTGAATTGGCCAAGTCAAACAGTGACATTGTTAACAGCGCAGTCGCAGACGCTGAACGAATCTCCGTCCACCTCGGAACCGGTTTTCCAACTAACTGAGAGCCAACTCTATTCAATCATCGGGGATGCGGCAAAACAGGCTTCTGACAAGGCCGTGCAATTAACCGTTGCCGAGTGGAAGCCTAAATATGATGCGGCTATGCTGGACTTGAAGAATGCCGACGTTGATAAATGGAAAATGGCCGGTGAAGGGTTTTTAGTAGGTGCCGGTCTTGTGGCGGTTATTGTGGTTATTAAGGGGTTTGTTAAGTGAATAAGACAGCGGAAGAAATCAAAGCTAAGATCAGTAAAGATGTTCACGGTATTTTCATTCCATTGGTTCATCCCGTTGATATTTGGGAAGACATCCCCGACACTTACGACAAGCCTAAATTGTGCCGTCTAGAAGATGATTCTTGTGAGGCGTGTCAATAATGGAACAGGTCGAGGACATTATGGATACCATTGACTTAGATGAATACGGAATCTATCTAACGAACGAGGAATCAATTTACTATCTTCACCAGGAACACGGCCTTTGCGGGTGTTTCGAGTGTGAAGAGTATAGAAAGAGAATGATCTAACAAAAAAGGGTGGTGATGGATGGGGTGTCCTAAATGTGGGTCAAACAGGCTTCCGCAGAACAAGGGAACTATTAAGGGTGAGAAAAGGTTACTTTGCAGGGATTGCGGTTCATATTGGCCAAGATCAAGTAAATTAAACTCTTGGCTATCGGTTAACCTTCTAAAACATGGTGAGGGCTATGTTAGGAACTCTTATTCGGCTTTTGTGACAGATTGTGGGTCAATCTGCAATCAAGAAGCCTATTTAGCAGAATTAAGAAAGATCATCGGGAATATTCCAGGACGATCTAGCGAAGTATCGACGGTTTCTGAATCCCTTGATTATCACAATATCGACACGACACGACTAGAAGTCAACAAGGTTACAGTTAATTCATGGGGTTCGCCTGATAACGAGAACAAGCAAGTAAAGCTAACCCTTACCCCTAAAAAGTTTCTGTCAAGTGCTGAAATTGCAGAAGATTTTAGAAAAGAGCTTTCAACATTCACACCCCCAATTATGCCGAGTGTAGTTAAGCCTTCCGGGTCCTATATGCTGGAAATGAACATTCCAGACGCCCACTTTGGGCAATTGTCATGGGGTGAAGAGACCGGACGTGGCGACTGGGATATAAAAATCGCCGCCGAGTGTTACCTCGAAACCGTGGCCAGAATGCTCGAATGGGGAAAATCTAGGCCAGTGGAAAAAATCCTCTTCCCAATTGGCCATGACTTTTTCAACTCAGATTCCCTTACCAATACCACCACTTCTGGCACGCCAATGGACGAAGACACAAGATGGATGAAAACTTTTTCTGCCGGTTGGAAACTAGTTAGGGACGCCGTTATTTTAGCGTCATCTTTGGCCCCTGTTGATGTTGTTTGTATTCGAGGAAACCACGACTTACAGAGGGCTTTTTACATGGCCGAGGTTCTTTCATCTTGGTTCAAAGACCATGATGGGGTTACTGTGGACAATTCTCCGAGAATGTACAAAATGCGTGAGTATGGTAAAAACCTAATCGGGCTTACCCACGGTCAGGGATGCAAGCAAGACAAGCTCCCCGGAATAATGGCCTCTGATTGGCCGGAAGAATGGGGAAGGACTCGATTCCGTGAATGGCATATTGGGCATTTTCACCAAGACAACGTCAAAGAGTTTGCCGGGTGTAAGGTTCGCACTATTCAAAGTATCGTTTCGGCTTCCGAGTGGTCAGCAACCATGGGAATGCGTTCGCAAAGAGGGGCAGACGCTTTCCTTTGGCATAAGGAATACGGACCTTCAGAGAACTTCCATTATTCACCCTTGACAACCTGAGCGACTAAAAAGCATTCTGAGGGTGCGGACTCATCCCCCGCCCCCTTTCTTTTTCCGGCTTTTCACACAAAGCCGGTCAGGCCACGAGCCTCCCCGGAATCGGCCCCCTCTCCGATTGCCGGGGTTTTTTTTGCCAGAGTCTCCATAAAGTACCGGAAAACGATACTTTCCGGTGATCGAAAAAATCTTTCAGAAATCGTATACCGCCCTATTGACCCATAGGGTATGCCGTGCTAGTATGTATTCAAGAGGTGATTGAGATGATCAATGACAAGTTTTACATTTTCTGCAATGGTTCCGGCTACAGTGTTATCTTGACCAATTCCAAGACATTGCGGGGTGCAAAAATGGCGGCGAGTCGTACCTTTTCTGAATCGGTTGGAAGTAGGCTTGACGTTCTTATTCACAACGGTTCTGATTTTGAAGAAGTTGCGGTGAAGCCAGCTTTTGAAAAATGGGTTAACATCTAATGGAACCCTTCACCGACTACCAAAGAATCGTACACCGGACGAGTGACTTAATTGCAGTGTACCGGCACCGATTCGACCAAGATTCTGCTATCGGGATTATTTTGGAACATTTGGAACGGGATTATGCCGTTATTATTGAGGATGAGACTTATCGGGAGGTAAGCAATGAAAACGCATGAGTTCAACGATCTTCCTATTAAGATCAAGGTTCGTCACTTGACAACCGATAGCAAGAAGAAGACCGCCAATAAGCAACGGTGGGTTAAGAGGGATGGAAAATGAAAGGCGACTTCTACTACGACAACGATGCCCGAAAATGGGAAGAGGAACCGGACGACGAAACCGTGGAATACGACTACGACGAACCGGGTGAAGAAGTAGACGACTGGTATTAAACTGGGAATGGATGACTTGCCGGTGTCTCGATCCGGCTTTTTCGGGGGTGTGCCACGATAGGAGTGGACGGATAGATTCAGTCCGGGGTGGGTTCGAGTCCCATGGCCCCCATTTTCTTTAGGAGGGCATTATGCAAGAAACAAGACTTCGCCTAACCCCAAGTGAGTTTGGGGCATTGTGGACGTATTTGAGAAACGGTGGCGATGCTAACGGATTCCGTTTTGGTTCGTGGCGTTTGAATCCCGGTTCTTTTATCACCATGAACCACATCGAACTCATCGAAGAACACAATCCCGACTTTCGGCCACGGTGGGAGAATGGGAAATTGACGGTTGATCCACATTTTGCAGTGTGGAACGTTGTCAAGGATCATCCTAAGGCAATGGACATGCTTATCGAGGCTATTCAATGAAACTCATCACCATCTTAGTCGTCGTCTGGGAGTGAATCTATGAAGGGTAAAACGATGACTCTTTTCACATGGTCAATCTTGATTGGCCTCGCGATCTGTCATGAGTATTTCTTTGTCCGTGGTCTGGTTGACTTCGGACGTAATGCGGGATGGTGGTATTGATGAAACCTCTAATCCTCCTCCTAGCAATCCAATGCACTCCACTGCCAGCCGCCGTTCCCAACCAAACCATCTTCCACTATTGTGCAGAAACTGGAGTCCCGTTGTATATTGCCCATAGACTCCTGATTTCCGAGTCTGACAACCGCAATGACAGGAACAATCCAAACGGATGGGGATACTGGCAACTAAACCCTAAACACCGTAAAGAGTTCTCCGAACGGTACAACGGGTCAAAAGAATACAACGAGTTTAACGAGACTGAATCAACCAAGATTGCTTTGAGATACTTGGCCGATCTTCACGAACGGACCGGAACTTGGAGGAAGGCCCTGTATGCTTACAAGTCTGGTCCGAACGTGAAGAGAATCAGCAAGAGAATTAAAAAGAGTGTTGACCGGATTTTGGAGGGAGTATGAAAGCACCGTTTGGAGTGGGTGACTTGGTTATTTGTATTGAAGATGCTGGCATTAATGGGGCCGACATTACAATAAAAAGGGGCACGATCCTATCCATTAGAGAAGTTATACCAGAAAACTTCCCGGTCACCTCTATTCATTATACGAGAGAATTAGGCCTAAGATTCCATGGTCACAAAAACAACTATCTTCCAGGTACTGATTTTGAAGTCACATATATGGCTAGAAAGTTCCGTCTCTACGAACCACCAAAACCAGAACAATCCACTAATAAAACGGTTAAGCCCGTTTCCGTCTCCTGAGTTCCTCTTTTGGAATCGTGACATAAATCAGCATTTCAAAAAACACGGCAAGAGTGAGAATGATCACAAGCGCAAAAATGTGCGAAGGGTCATTCCACTTGAAAGACGTCAACTGACTAAAGATTTTCCAGGCATCTAGTTCAAAATCCCTCTTGACAACTTTTTGAGCCGTGACAAGTTCGGTTCTTAGTGCCGAAATTGTTTTGTCATTCTCGGCTATCATTGCCGAAATATCCCTTTGGGCCTTCAAATAGTCTGAAGGTGTTTCTGCCAACCGTTTGTCAAGTGTTTTATTTTCTGACGATTTATCGGCTATTTGGGATTCGATCATTAATACCGTGTCAGTCTTCGATACAGCCGCGCTAGCCGACTGCGTGTCAATAACGGCAAGGAATATGCTAACCGTGGCAACGACCGACAGGAAGGCCGCCCAGAGGGCTATGATGGTCTTTTTGTTGGCCCAGGCGAACAGCTTCCCACCCGTCTGAACAATTCCCCAGATTCCTAGCACTACCCGGCTAGCTAGATCAAACCCAAGTGACCAGTAAAAGAAAACCGCAAGGGCCATATCAGCAATGCTGGCGAAAAGAAAAGCAAAGTATTGAAGCTGATGAGTGAACCGGATAACGGCTTTATCGAAAGACCACTTGACAGGTTCTTTCACCCCAGCCGCCTTCACACTCCCCTGACACCGTTTCAACCATTCCTCAGCATCTTGCGGGGAACAGTGGCAATTTTGTACGATGTCTGAGGTTTCGGGCCATTCTTTTAGGGAACGGTAGTACTTTTTGATGTAGTCTTTGGCGGTGGGGTTCAAATGTCAGTCCTTTTTACTTCGTCAATTCCGATGCAATCATGTTCCCAAATAACTTCAAGACCCTTTCTAGTAAGTGCAATTGACCATCCCAGGTCAGAGCCATATCCATAATGCTCTAAGAAATCCGTAGCATCTTCACCCGCGCTCATGCACGAATGGTCGATAAGAAACAATCCATCTTCTGTTTTACGGTGTGTACCGTATTGATACCAAATCCACAGGATATGTTCACAGGCCGAGTCCATAGAAAAGTCTTCAGGTTTCATCTCATTCCCCCTTCAATCCACCATACCACATAACAAAGGGGTTGACTAGCCTATTGATTGGTAGTATGGTGGTGGGAGGGGGATGAGATGGTAATAAAGGGAAGGTACAATTCCGCGAACGTCATGATTGAAGAAATCGACGAAACTACACGGGAACAGATTCAAAGTTTTGTTGACCATCCAAACATGGCCGAGGGCAATATTGCGGTTATGCCGGATTGTCATGCCGGGAAGGGTGCTGTTGTTGGGTTCACAATGCCGCTAGGTTCTATTGTGATTCCTAACATCATCGGCGTTGACATTGGTTGCGGTATGCTCATGAACGTAGTCAAGGATTTCGAGGACTTCAATGTTGAACAACTTGACGACTTCATTAAGTCAAATATCCCGTCCGGTTTCCACTCCAATGAAAAGTTGGAAGATCATGGATACTTGACCAATGAAGTAACGGAAGTTTGTCAACGAATCGGACTTGACGCCGAAAAGGCGCTTCGGGCCGTTGGTTCTTTAGGCGGCGGGAACCACTTCATTGAAGCCGGTAAAAACTCTAACGGGAATATCTGTATCACAATTCATTCCGGTTCAAGGAACTTTGGGAAATGCGTCGCCGATGTTTACCAGAAGAAAGCCGGGATTAACGATCTTGACGGCCTTGATCTTGAATCCGATGACGGTTCTGATTACTTGCATGATATGGCTGTTGCTCAACGGTTCGCCAGTATAAACCGAAAAGTCATGATGAAGCGGATAACCGACTTTTTAAACATGGAAATTGTCGAGGTCATCGAGTCGATTCACAACTTCATCGGCGACGACAACATGATCCGAAAGGGTGCAACTTCGGCCAAACTAGGGGAAAAGCTCATCATTCCTTTCAATATGCGGGACGGTTTGGCTATTTGTTCTGGTAAGGGAAATACGGCATGGAACTTCTCGGCACCTCATGGGGCGGGAAGAATCTTGAGCCGGGCACAAGCTAAGAAACGTCTTTCGGTAGAGGACTTCAAGACTCAAATGGAAGGAGTGTATACTACTACCGCGAACGTCAACACCCTGGACGAAGCCCCCGGAGCCTACAAAGACAAAGACGTGATTCTTGCCAACATCGCAGACACGGTTGACGTGATAGAGTTTGTCAAACCGTTCTACAATTTCAAGGCGGGTTCAGAAGATAAGATTAAAGGAGGCCACATTTGACCGAAGAAAAGAAACAGTTCAATAACAAGATTCCAGCGGACTTGAAGGATAGGATTGACGAGCATTTGTCTGAGAACGATGCAAAGTACAATACCGTTCACTTGTCCGCTAATTCACTGACTCAGTTCAGTATCCAGTATGCGCTGGATTATTTTGATAATAAGGGGGTGTATCCGTGGGAGTGAGTTTTGACGCCAAGGCTACCAAGACAAGGGCGCTTACGGTAGATCAAACATTGATCGACCTTCAGAACAGAATGGTTGCATTCAAGATCAATAGCCATCATCTCTATTATCCGCTTGATCCGGTAATGAAAGCAATGAAAGAACTTGACGCCGCAATTGACAAGTTTCATGAAAGGACCGTCGAGCCCGGCGCGGATGTCGAGACTTCGGCTCCGGGGTTGAATTGATGGAAATCAATATCACCAAACCAGTTCAAGTTAACGCAAAGACTTTCAAGATTTGCTCTAAAATCCGTGACGGATTTTGCGGCGATCTCGTGGACCAAGATGGAAAGTCGCTTAGGGATTATGAGGGATATATCCCCGACTTCTTCCCCGGCGAACACTATGGCGATTATCTTATTTTGGATATTGACATGGATACCGGTATGATTACCAATTGGCCAAAGATCAAAGCCCAAGATGTAGAGGATTTCATCAACGCCAAGGAAGACGAATAATCCACACAAACCGGGCTAATCACCCGGTTTTTTTGTTGACAGATAGCACGGGATATTGTAGGGTGAGATAGGGGGTAATATGATATTCGTAAACGGTACAAAACTGTATTTTAAGCCATATCCGAACGGTGAAACGGTTATTCCAGAACTCAGGAAGCTACTCACTGGTAAGGGACATGACTGGACATTCCCACTTGTGAGAATGAACTACGAAACTGATCTTGATCTATTCCATTTAATCCTGGTTTCAAAGTATCTCGATGACCTTGGGTGGGGAGCGGCCAAGGGGCTAACACTTCCATATCTTCCATATTCCAGGATGGACCGAACAGAGAACGATAGCGCCTTTACCCTTCGCCATGTCGCCGACATTATCAACGGGCTTGGTTATCGTGAGGTTCTTATCGGTGAGCCGCATTCGGACGTATCTCCGGCCATTATCCGCAATAGCCGAACGGTATGGCTAACTCCTGAACTCGTAAAAATTGCCATGGAACAAACATTCTTTGATCCTTTGCAAGATCATCTATACTTCCCAGACGCCGGGGCAGAAAAGCGTTATTCTAAGATGTTCCCAGGAATTAGGTATATTGTAGGAAGCAAGAAAAGGGACTTCGCAACAGGAAAAATCCTGTCCATCGAAATCGGACAAGTTCAGGAGCCAAGCCGAAACGTCATCATGATTGATGATCTTTGCGCTTATGGGGGTACTTTCATCGGTGGAGCTAGGGCATTGGAAGAAGCCGGAATTGATGGCGGGTGTCTTGTGGTTGCCCATTGTGAAAACTCCATTTTCTCGGGAAAACTTCTTGATGATCCGTTTTTCTCGTTCGTATTTACTACCGATTCCATGGTCCATGAAAAGACCCATGAAAAGATCAACGCCATTAAGGCAAGAATCTAAGAGGAGGCTCTATGAGCTATATTTATCCCGCTTCGCTATTGTGCGACTTTTACAAAGTCAGTCACAAAAACCAATACCCCAAAGACACGGAGGTCATTTACTCGACCTGGACACCCAGGGGATCGTTACTCCCTGAGATTTCCAAGGTTGTCGCCTTCGGATTCCAAGCATTCGTCAAGAAATATCTCTTAACATATTTCCAGACCAATTTCTTTGACCGTCCAGAAAATGAAGTTGCCGAAGAATACAGCAGAGTTCTAAAGTCTTGCCTTGGAATTGCCAATCCCGATGATTCGCATATCAGAGAGCTCCACCAATTCGGATATCTCCCATTGCTGATTAAGGCTGTCCCTGAGGGAACTACCGTTCCTCTTCGCGTTCCGATGTTGACCATCGAAAACACGGAACCAAGATTCTTTTGGTTGACCAACTTCATTGAATCCTTGATGAGCGCCGAACTTTGGCAACCGGCTACCGCCGCAACAATCGCCAAGGATTACCGAAGGATTCTTGACGGATATGCGATCAAAACAACGGGTTCAACTAATGGGGTGCAATTCCAGGGACATGACTTCTCATTCCGTGGGATGGAGGGCCTTGAAGCCGCTAAGATGAGCGGGATGGGCCACCTCCTGTCTTTTGTGGGGACCGATACTATCCCGGCAATTTTGGCCACTGAGGAGTTTTATGGGGCTGATATCGAAAAGGAATTGATCGGGACCAGTATTCCGGCTACGGAACACTCTGTCATGGAATCCTTGGGGCTTGATGAGGTTGCCGCATTCCGTCACCTATTGACAACGGTTTATCCATCCGGGTTCTTCTCGGTTGTTTCCGATACTTGGGACCTGTGGAAGGTTATCACCGAAGTCATTCCCCAGTTGAAAGATGTTATCTTGGCCAGGGATGGCAGAATGGTGGTTAGGCCCGATTCTGGCGACCCCGTTAAGATTCTGACAGGTGATTCACAGTCTTCTGATCCAAGGGCTAGAAATGGTGTTGTGGAACTGCTATGGGATACCTTTGGCGGAACCATTACCGATCAGGGTTACAAAGTCCTGGATTCACACGTCGGAGTAATCTACGGAGATGCAATTACACGCTGGAGAGCTGAAGAGATTTGTAAAGCTCTTGAATTGAAGGGTTTCGCATCGGTTAACGTTGTTTATGGAATTGGTTCATATACCTACCAGTTCAACACCCGTGACACATTCGGATTTGCGCTCAAGACAACCTTCGGGCAATTCGGCGGTGAGAAACGGGCGCTATTCAAGAAACCAGTAACCGACAACGGGACGAAGGTTTCCCAGAAAGGGCGAGTTTCCGTTTTGGAAGACGTTAAAGAGGGTCTTATCTGGATGACTGACGGATTCCTAGAAGATCAAGAGGATTCAATTCTAAGGCCAATTTTCAAGGATGGGAAACTTCTAAACGAAGTTACCTTCCAAGAGATTCGGGATAGATTAAAGAGTCAGAGATAATCACGGGCCCGAAAGGGCCTGTTTTAATTACCAGTCTTGACAGGAAATCCGTACTTGCGTTCTACGGTTGGAACAAACTCACCGGCCCATGCAAGGAATAATTCACGGTTGGGGAATGGTTCTCGGCCACCCAAACGCAAGGCGCTACGTTCAATGTAAGCATGGCAATCCGTGCAAAGAATCTTGAACTTAGATTCTGTCAAGTTAAAATAATCCGAGGGGTCAAGGTGGTGAACATCCAAGTCCTTAGCATTTTTCTTAATCCCGCAAAGCTCACATTTCGGACCCCGGGTTTTTATCAGGTTCAGACGGAACTCCCGCCATTCCTTCCGGGCTCTGTATCGGGTTTTCTCGGTTCCGTTCATCGTTCTTTCCCTTCATTGTGTGGTATGCGGTCATTAGGTCTTCACGGGTTTTGTTGCCGACTTGTTTAGTTTTTTGTCGGCGGTGCATCGCCGATTTTTGCCAGTACGTTATTTTTCTTTCCTCCCGTTAATCATTGTTTTCAAACTCCCAAACAGTACGACAAGCAAGGAAGTATTCAAGGGCTTCTTTGACCTCTTCTTTCGTGTACTCCCTCCATTCTAGCAGGGGTTCCTTGGGGTCGGAAGAGAACACAACGCTGATATGCCTAATTGACGTTTCGCCCTTGGAATATGCCGCCAACTGACCGCGCCAGCTTTTGTAAAATGTAAGTTTTCCGTCTTTAGGTTTTTGTGACTTCCAATCAACCAAAGTCTTATTTCCGTTGACGTCATAGCCGTACCAGTCGATAGTTCCGCCAATTCTCAAGTCGGTGTAAGCAAAGGATTCTTCCGCAATGCCCCTTCCAAGGTTCTCTTCTTGCCACTTTGCAATCTTGCCACAAATATCCTCGTAGCCGACAATCAACGGGGAACCACGATACTCGGCAAACTTGTGCAACATCTTGCCAATGTCTGCCGCTTTGTTGCTCGAATTGAAAATCTTCTCTACGCGCTTGAAGTAGTCTTTCGGATCTTCGTTCTCTTCACGTCGATTAGAGTCTGCCGTGAGAACAGCCCATTCCCTTTTCCAGTATTCCAGACCCGGCTTTGAAACCATTCCTAGAACAGTGGTAACGGAAGGAAATCCTAGTTTTTTTCCTGCCCTGACATCCCAAACATCGTGCATAGTTCCGTCGGTCGAATAAAAATGAATGATAGTTCTCCTATTCTAGTCTGGCGTATTCGCCAAATAGTTTTACAGCTTCTTGTTTGTATCTTTCATATGCTACTTCTGGATCGTTGAAAAAACCCAGATGAATATTCTTGTAATTGTATTTTATTCTTGAAGCCCACTTTCCATATCTCTTATCCCACGTTACACCCCTATAACCAGAAGTGTTGTTTTTATGCATTTTAACGTTTCTAAGGTTTTCTGCGTGAGTGCATATTCTTAGATTCTCCCTTCTGTTGTCTAACGTATCTCCATTTATATGGTCTATAGTTTTTCCAGCAGGATTGCCCATTATTAATCTATGAAGATATATTAGCTTTTTATCCACCTTTCTTCCGGCATATCCACATTGAAAATATGTCCATTTCCATTGAACAACCCAGTCAAAGTCTTCCTGATCAACCTTACAGGTTTTTCCTTGATTCAAATATATTTCCGTTCTATCTTTAGAGTTTTGTATTCTCTTTCTAAGAACATCTTCTTTTCTTATTTTTGTAACATTTTCCCATCTATATTGCCTTCTTTTTTCATTATAGCAATCTCTGCAATCCCTATGCCCATGGATGAAATATTCGATATCTTTTTCCGTTTCGCAAGTCTTACATATTCTTTTCATTTTTCCATTTTAATATGAAACGGAAATAATGTAAAGGAACAAAAACACCCCGACAAAATGCCGGGGCTGTAAATCGTTAGTCAGTGGTCAAAATGGAATATCGTCCTCGTATGCCTTGGGATCGGAAGGATTGAAAGATTTATCCTTCTTGGCCGGTTGAGGCGGTACACCCGCGCTCGATTGTTCCAAAACGGACTTAGGAGTCAAGGAATGAAAACCCCATGGGAGCAAGACGTTCTTGGGGTCATACCCAGGCTGAGTATCAATATCAACATCGCCTTTAAACGGTTTACCCAAAATCACATTCCACTCTTCCTCAACATCAATATCGAAAGATTCGATACCAACGGCACGAAAGAAGTTTCCAAGCCAGGACCGAGCCTTCTTTTCCTTTGCGGGATCACTATTCCAGACAAAGAAATTATGAAAGAAGTATTTACCCTTGCGCGGACCTTCGTTCATTGTGACTTTGCATTTCACATACTGAGTCCCATTGTTTGAAAACTTCATTTCCTTTTCAGAGAAATAGAGTTCATACAAACCCTTCGGAACTACAAAACTTTCCGGCTTTTCTTCCGGGTAATCCTGAGCATTAAACACGGCCATAAACTAAGCCCCCTTCTCATCTTCAATACTATGAGTCTTGAAAAACTCATCGATCTTTTCAGAATCTTCCTTTGAAGCATTAATTTTCAAAATAGGATTAAAATCCTTTAGTGTTCTTGTTTCGATGGTCGGATCAACAATCAAAACATCCCCATTAATAACCATTGTAACAATCCAACCAGTTTTGGTTTCGATGTTGATAAGTATAATATAATCATCAACATCTTTTTCAGTCCAATTCTTTGGCGGTGTAACCAAAATCTTCCTTGACGTATACATAGGATAATACCATTTCGTATCGGTATTACTACTAAACCCAGCATCAGTATAGCTATATCCTGTTGTCGTAGATCCGGTAGCGTTACCCCGCCCATCCCAATATGAATAAGCCATAATACCCCCTATTTCCTGTTAAAACTCATATACTTCAAAAGTGGATTTACACCCTTCTCCAAAACAATGTCGTCCACAATTCCGTACCGATTGCCCGATACATGAGCCGCCGAAGACTTACAAGTCAAGATACGCTGGTCGGTTGAGGCCACCTTAGTCTTTCCGTCTTCGCCTTCGCGGGTCATTGTCTTCTGACTAAGAAAGGCGATAATGTCAGAATTATTGACATAGTGCTTCTCGCTATCCTCGTGCATATCCAAACGGTACACGTTGTATGTCTCACCGTCAGGTGGGGAAAACTTGCCAATATCGACGTGAGCCACGAAAACGATGTTCATTCCACGATCACGGCGCAGTGCCTCACAAGCCTTCAAAATCCTTCCGTGCATCTCGGCCACGATTCCATAACCTTTGCCAAATCCACCGTGAACCGCCATGATGCTTGACGCTTTTTTGGGATCGGAAGCGATTACCTCAGTTTGGAACATCTTGTCCATTTTGGTAATAGTTTCGATAATCAATGTTTCAAACCCATGATTAGGCGTCTTGTAAAGAAACGTCAAAAACCCGATAGCGTCATCGAAACTGTAAATCAACGGCGTGATTTTCAAGTCTTTACGACCGCTAATCGTTGGCCCCGGATTCTCAAAAGCCATGATAATCGGCTTGGGCCATGTTGCGGCCAATTCTGTTTTGCCTACCTTGGCGTCACCGTAGAGCAAGCTCATCATCGGCAAGCTCGGCGGTTCCATCAAAAGTGCATTATCCCAGTCCATATACCCTCCTCCCTTCATTCCTAGCATTGTATAGTGTCCTTTTGGGCTTGTCAACCGGAAAAAGGACACTTGACAGAATCTTTTGCTATGATTTAGAATCTGACAACGGAGAAATAAAACCTATGGACAGAACGCTAACCAAGGAAGAGCTTGAAGAAATGTATTCAACTCTTTCCCAGGCCGAGATTTGCAAGAAACTTGACATCCATGTAATGGCCCTTTACCAGCTTTTAGATGAGGCTAAGATACCCAGGAAGAAACCATGGAACAAAAGGACCAAGTGGAAGTTGGTGGGCTAATATGGACTATGACTATGATGATGACGCGTGGATCGAATACTGCCAAATGGTAAAAGGATTCGCATACGTCCTTGAGTTTGAGAACGGTGTAATAAAAATAGGAATGTCAAAGAGTGAGGCCAGACACAAAACTATAGAAAGGATGAGCGCATCTCCAATAACTAGATTTTTCTATAAACCAACAGAAGATTGTCGCGGGCTGGAAAGGAAGGCTCATGATTTTTTCAAGGAGTGCCGACTCAGATATGAGTTTTTTGATGTCCCATTTGAATCAGCGGTTAAGTTTCTCAAGAGGGCCAGATAATGGCTAACAGACCCTTCCTTGCAATGTACACCCTGGACTACATCCGAGACACGGAAGACCTAAATCTTGAAGAAAACGGGGCTTATTTATTGCTTTTATTTTCATATTGGAACCGTCAAGAGCCTTTGCCAAATGACGACAAAAAACTGTCAAAGATACTTAGAATCTCAGAAAGGGAATGGCGAAAAGTGAAGCCTTCCGTTATGCGGTTCTTCCGTGTGGAAGGTGACTTAATTATCAATGACAGAATGAATTATGAGATTGACAGGGCTAACGAGAAATCACAGAAGGCCGCTGAGTCAGCACGTTCAAGATGGCCAAAACCCATCAATGATAGCACATCCGTTCCCGATGCGTTCGCATTGCGTTCGGATATGCCAACGGTATCCTCTTCACCTTCACCTTCACCTTTGTCTATACAGACAAAAGAAAAAGCTCGTCCGACGTTCAATGAAAATGACCCTCCTTTTATCATGGCTAAACTTCTCTATACCGAACATCTGAAATGGCAACCGGATTTTCTTGGTAAAAATGGAATAGAGAAAACATTGCAGACGTGGGCATCTGATATTGATAAAATTGTGAGAATTGATGGTCGAGACATAGAATCAGTTAAAAGGGCCATTGAATATGCTCAGTCAGATGGTTTCTGGCAAGCGAGGATTTTGTGCGGATCAAAACTAAGGGAAAAAATGGATATGTTACTCTCTCAGTTAGTCGGCAATAAATTCAAACCCAAACGAGAAGAACCCGCCGCCGGGAAATACGATCCAACCAAACCCGGAGCGTCAGTGAGGAAAATATGAGTGAGCTTATCGAACAAATTGAATCTTCAATGGCCAAACGTGCCGAGATTCTAGAACGGGAACGGGAATCGGAAGAACTCAGGAAAAAGGAAGCTATTGCCGCAATCTTAGCGGAAATGGAATCTAGAGCTATTACACCCGAAGAAGAATCTAGACTTGACGCCATCGAAGCTGAAAATAAACTCAGGGAATACAATGAAAGATTGATAGAAGTTGAAAAACTAAAACGATCTTCTGGTATTCCAGAAAGATACATAACAGCTTCATTGCGTTCGTGGACTCCCGACAATACTGAACAGGAAACAATTCATAAACAGCTTTTGAATTGGTTTGGCAATATACTGTCCCGAGATTGTCCTTCGGTTATCATTCAAGGTGCGTATGGAACGGGCAAGACATGGGTTTCTTGCGGTATTGTCAATGACCTGATTAACGATCATGGAACGGCTCAATTTATCACCGCTAAGGGGTACACCGAAAAGATCAAGGAAAGCTACAGGAAGAATAGCGAGTATTCAGAAAGTCAGATTAGAAATAAGTATTCCCGTGTTGACCTTCTAGTTCTGGACGAAATTGGAAGACAGTTTGACAGTGATTCGGAAAGACTTTATTTCTTTGATTTAATCAATGAAAGGTATAACGCTATGAAACCAACCCTTCTCATTACCAATCTTGATTCGGATCAGGTTGCGGCGTTTTTGGGCGAAGCTATCATTGACAGGTTCCGCGATGAATCGGGGGAAATACTTTCTATGAATTGGACCTCGCGCCGTGGATAGTCTCGACAAGGAAACCGAATGGAAGGAACTCCTAGAATCCATAAAACGCGAAATAGACGAACACGATCTGGTATTCGCCGCCGAGTGTTCGCAGTATGTCTATGAGTTCGAGGATCGGCTTGCACGTGGTCGGGCTGGTTTCGAGGGGCAGAACTACGTCAAGCCATCCCCACCGATCAAAAGAACCCGAAGAATGCTTGAGCTTTACCAGAAGGATGCCAAACGAAGAACCGGATCTTGGCTGGAGGGCCATGCCAAGCCATAGCGGTCTATCCGATAATCGTAACCCGTGGAACTCACCAACTTTCAAACCGGGCGATTCTAGGCCACTCCTCGCTTGTTTGGTGGCATATCAATTTTCCCACGATTTCCGGTTGACAGGATTGGTATTGTGGGATAGTGTTTGGGGGAGGGGGTGAATTATGAATGGTAAGAAATCTAAGACGAAAGACGATGCTTGGAAAATCCAAGACACACAAGAGGGGAAGCCCCATGGATGGATTCAATGGAAGGGTACTAACGTTTGCATGGATGTACATTGCAAGTGCGGACTTCATTTCCACATTGATGACGAGTTTGTTTATTATGTGAAATGTCCTAAATGTAAAACAGTTTTTATGTGCAACGGTCATATTGAATTGATCGAATTGGAAATTGAACCTGAAAACTGTGTTAAGACAGACGAAGACTGGGAAGATATAGACAAGATGCTGGATGATGCTGGTATTTAACCTCCCCACAATCATGGGGTATGGTTTTTAAGGGGGTGGGTATATGAGGGATCTGGATAGGATTGATATTAGAGACAAGTTTATTAAAGAGATTGTGGACATGATTATTGTTCATAGAAAAAATCTACAGCATAACTGTTTTGCAGAATTAAGTCCCGAGTCTTGCGTCAACCAAATCACAGGGGAAATGTTTTGTGATATGGATGATATGCTTGGAACATTTGATAAATACCGTCAAAGAGAAGAATGGTAATAAATGCCCCGCTACCAAGGCACACCCAGAAAACAAAAACAATCCCACGACCCCAACGGTCAATTCCTTCATTACAACAAGGCCGAGAAGTGCGTAACTGGAAAGTTGAAATACGGAGCACCAAATAAAGCAAGGAAAGTTTTGATTGATATGTGGCGCACGGTGGATTGTACGGGGCTTGAGATTTACTTGTGTCGTCATTGTGGTTACCTTCATTTGGGCACGGCTAATGAGTGGATTAGATTGAATAATCATGAGAAGGCAATGGAGGAAATGAATGACCAAAGTATTTGAATTAAAGGTTGAGGAATGCGCTTGCTGTAAAAGGCCGATGATGATTAAGGCCAATAACGGACTATTTCCATACTATATTGGAGACAACCAAGAATCTCAAATGAAGAAGCAAGGGATTGTTTTTTCATCACACTCAAAAAAGAATAATCAAAAGATTTGTATAGAATGTGAAAAATCTGGTAAGGCTTCTTTTGTTTGCGCTCTTTGTCATGAAAATAGAGGATCAGAAGAAGTAGAAGAAAGTTTCGGCGATCCCGCTGAATATCTTTGCAAAGAATGTTTTTCAACAGTGAGTGCTAAGGTGTGGGAAGAAAAAACAGACGAACTATCAAGGGCTCATCGTTACGATTTTGAATGATAAGATTGCTATGGAGGAGATGAATGAAAAGAACTAGCACACTAACAAACTGGAAAATTGAGGATCGTGGCGATTGGTATTCACTTATTGGAAGCGTCATTAATGATGAACGCTTTGACAATGGTGAGGTTGTTAGAACTTCAATGATTGAAAAGATTGACTTTGTTCGTGGCATTGCCGAAACAAAGAATACTATTTACAGGTTGCAATAATGCCTAACCCCATCCTCTGTAAATCCTGCCAAGCCCCCATGCGCTATCTCGGAACTCAGGGCGTAATGAACGGGCGGGGACTAATTGAAGTGGTGGGGATTGAGTGTCCTAATTCCGATTGTCGTTCCCATGCGGTTGTCAGTGCTGATGTTTGGATGGCTTCTTTGCAGGAATTGAATACTGGGTGGCCGGATAATGTTGTTTTTGGAGGTATGAAATGAAAGAGTGGACGAAGGAAGATTGGAATAGACTTGTGCCAGAGGCGAACGGCAGAAGTATTCAACTTATTACAGAAGGTAACCCAGACCCAAGCGACCAGTTTTTTCTAGGGCTTCTGATCCAGACCCGCCTTGACCTGGAAACGGCGAATAAGCAACTCGAAGGTTTCAAAGCTCAGTACAATCGGGACGCTGAAATAATCACCATGCTTCGCGGTGCGTTGGAACGGGCGCAATGGGGAAGTCGTACGGCGTCCCAGTCTTGGCTTTGTTGTCCAGAATGTGGCGCATATCCGACAAATGGTCGTGATCGGCTAACAGTAGGAAATGGCTTGCATCAATTGGATTGCAGTATCGGTGAAGCCCTTAAGGAGAAATCATGAGTAACGACGTTGTGATTTCAAAGAAGTTGATGGAAAGAGTAATCGACGATCTCGAATATCTTCCACTTGATCAGTCAGCCGAAATTATCAGACAACTCCGATCACTTCCCGAGACCGTGAGTCTGGAGGGGGTGGAACGGTGGACACAATGGACGGACAGAGCTACTAAGGCCCCTGACGGGGAATGGGTCAAGCTCTCCGACCTTCGCCGTCTCGTCGCCCCTGTACAACCTAGCGCCGTGGTGAGTCGGGAGGAGCTGGAAGCCTTGCTTCGGTCCGCTGACAAGGGATACTGGACAGGGGAAATGCTGGCGAGGGAACTCCACGCCCTCCTCACCAGCCGCACGGAGGGGAAGTGACCACTCAAGAACCCATTGACTGCGGAAAAGTGAGTGAATGGCGTGAAATGGTGCCGGAGGCGTTTCGATACCATGCGCTGAATAGGATGAAGTACTCTGATCCGAAGTTTACTAGTCCGAATACTTGTTACGTCGAATCCGTCACCGACTGGTCGAAAAATAGACCGCGTGAATTAAAAGTATGCTATACTTGTAATATTATTTGGGAGGCGGATGAACATGAGAGTTGAGTGGATATGTCCCTAGCAATGATGAGCATGATTTTTGAGGAAAGGATGAAGAGGAGGAATAAAAAGATGGATGTTGAACGAGGACGGGGCGTTAGTCAAAGTGCTATAAATGAGGTTATTAAAATAGAAAATAAATCCATTTCAGGATTTAGACGTATGGATGAACCGGGAAGGCCACACAATTGGAATGGTGAATGGAGGCCAAGACGCAATATGATCGAACGGTTGGCTAGGGGGTTATATTACTACGATACTGGTGAGAGTGGAATGAGCCTTGCGGATTTGGCCATTTACAAAGACGGTGCAAGGCATATCATGGAGTTCATGGACCAATTGGAGGTGGAATGATGGAAACAGAACTACAAACATTTTATTCTGATCTAAAGTCTGTTTTAGAAAAACATGGAGTGAGTTTTTTCCCAAACTACTATGGTGAACAATTCAATGATTCTACGGGGGAACACGAGAGCGGCTATTATGAATGGCAGATAAGCGGATTAGAAAGGACTTGGACACTTGAGGAATTGAACGAATCCATGGGGTATAAGAAGGCTAAGTATGAATTCTAATGGTGGAATGATGGAATGGGTGAGTGTTCAAAGTAATCTTCCTAAGTGGAATCGGCAATATCTTGTTTGGTATCATGATGGTATCTTTATTCGATATTGGAACCCGGATGACGTTTGTTGGGACGGTGAAGACGGCGATGATTATTGGCGCGATGTCAATGAAGTCGAATACTGGTCAGAACTTCCCCAACCACCCAGGGTGAAGTAGGTGAAAGATATTGATTTCGGTAGAAAAACGATTGAACTTCTTTCTAGTTCGATCAGTGGTAAAAAGATCTTGTCATGTCGCATTGATGATGGCATGAATGATTGCCTAGTGTTTTCGTTTGATGACGGGGTAGAATTGTCCTTTGAATATGATTACATCTATTCGTGGACCATCGTTGACCCCAAAGCAGAGGAGTGAGGGATGAAAGAAATTGTAAACGATTTGAAGGTCATGGCGTTCGCATACAGAATTGCCAATCTTTACGATGCTGTGCCAATGGAAGATGAATACATTGATATGGTGAGAAAGGATTATCCTGGTGAACCAATGTTAGAAACCGTCCTTGGTAAATATGCTGGTTGTTCATACTCTGACATGACATCCGCAATCATCTATTACATTGACGAACTTGCAATCTCGCCCAAACTAGAGTAACCTTTCGGAATGGCAGAACCAGGACGGCCCAGCCTGTACGATCCAAACACTACTCCCAAAATGGCCGGTGCCCTTGCAAAACAGGGGTTAACGAACGAGGAAATTGCTAAGGGTTTGGGGATAAACGTCAGTACATTTTACGCTTGGAAGATAGAATATCCCGATTTTTCAGAGAAGGTTCAATCCGGGGCCTCTTCTATCGACGATAGAGTCGAGAACGCTTTCCTTAAACGTGCCCTCGGATACGACCTGCGATTGAAGAAGCAAGTCGTTGTGGGTGGGTCACTTGAGGATGCTGAATATGATGTTCACATAGCCCCTGAACCGGGTGCCGCTTTGAATTGGCTAAAGAATCGAAGGCCGGATAAGTGGAGAGATAAGCAACCCGAGTCAGTAAGTGAATCTGGTGGCCTTCGGATTACGGTTGAGCCTATCACCGATATGAGTAATGTAGAGCTTCACCTCCCCACCAAAACCCCGGAGTGAGGTCGGGAGTGTGGGTTATTCCCAAACAAACCTGAGTCGATCAACGTCAAGATAAGAAACCTCGGCATCTTCCAGGTCTTGCAAAGACTTGATACCACAAGACTTTAAAGCCATTTTGACATTGTTACCGCATGCGATTTCAGCGAGCACCAATGCGGCACCGCGAATAAAGCACTTGTTTTCTTCTTCGTTCATTATTCTCCCCCTAAAATATTTCTATTCTTTTCGTAGAACTCTTCATAGAATGTCACGTGTCTTTTATAGCTTGGCACGCCCTCAACACCATTCAATTCCAATCTATAACGAAAAAGCCTCATCTTTGCCAATTCCACTTCACCAGGTGGCGTGCTGAACTCGCACCAGCATCCCCGCCACTTGCTGAAGTACCGCCATTTATTCGTCATCAGACATGTTTCCGTATCCGACTGGTGTAACGTCGGTCACCGTGAATCCAAACGCTTCAAGCTTGGCATTGTACTTGTCCAGTGCGGCTTGAAGATGTACTGGAAGTTTGATTTCGTTCTTGTCGGTGTTCATATCTTCCCTCACTCTTAAACCAGTATACCACGGACTACCAACACTGTCAACCGAATCTTTCGATGGTTTTATGGTTGACACGGTGGATAGGTTGTGATAGGATGGTGATACGACCAAGTGTTAGAAATAAACTAACGGCTAAGGTTCTGGGATTTGGATGGGTCGGCACCGTCCTTCTATGATCACTTGGGAGTCCAGACGACTTGCACCCGTAAGGTGCTATCTTTCTGTAGGTTATACAGATGACAGGTCGGAAAGACGGCCAATATAGGGGGTGTGGGGATGAGTGAAGAAATGGACGAGGATAAGAAAATGATTCTGAGGATTTTCTATGAGGAATCCGGGGGCGACTTCTATTTCCAGTTGGCTGAACGGATCGCCGAGCGAGTTATTGACTATTGGGATGCAAAGGTATGATCTCCACCATTATCACCGACCCGGTTAAGGATGAGGGTAAGGGGTTTCCGAAGTTGATGAAAGGATTTGACGTGGTTGTATTGTTTATCTCTGAACGGTATGGAACGGTCGTTTACAGGGAAAAGAATGCATTCGGTGGAACTCCGTTGGGATATTGGGATGATACATGGTATTCCGACCAATTCACCGACTTCCACGGCACGATCCTGTTGAGGAATGAGGAATGAAAGATGACGGGGGAGCGGCTATGAAAACGAATCACACTGGTACGCAGGTATTTCCAACTGGTGAGGAAATCAAGAACATGCAGACGGAGGAAGGCCTCCGCGATTGGTTCGCGGGTCAGTCCATGAGGAACGCACCAAACAATGCGTATGAGTTCTCGGCTAACGCACAATGGTCATATCGGTACGCCGATGCTATGCTCGCCGAACGGAATAAGGGGGAGAAATAATGGAAATTGCAGTGTACGGGCTAATCATTTTTGCGGGTGTCTAGCCACGTCAAACCCCTACGACCACTCCCCCGACTGCGAACTGGCGAGGTTGATTGAATGAGTGAAGAGATACCTTTGAAGGTTAGGACTATGAAGGGTTGGGATATTCTTCAAGGCGCATTTCACAAAAGGGCTATTGTACTTTGGAAGAAGCGGAAATGCATTGTCTATCGGATGGAAACAGAAAGCCATCCATTCAAAATGACAGCCATTCTCCATACCGTTGACTAACCACTTTCCTAGACTTTCCTCCCGGAATGGCTTAGGGTTGGTTGACCTTCCATAAATAAAGCGCGATATGTTACTATTTCATCGTCAAGGATTCTGGCGATGAATTGACAGTTGCGCTATAGTAGAGCAATATCAAGAGCCTTTGATTGACCCAGGGATGCTACTATCATCCCGAACCGTTCGCCAGCGGGGGTCAGTCAAGGGCTTTTTTATTTGGTGAGTTGTATGGAAGGAATTATCTATATGTACCGGCATAAGGTTACCGGAAAAGGTTATTGTGGTCAGACTTGGAATGAAGAACAAAGGAAATGGGATCATCAGCATCCTAACGGCGGTTGCCCCAAGTTTCACAATGCAATTAAGAAACATGGCTATAATGCTTTCGAGTACATTGTATTAAATCGAGGTATTGACGATCAAAAGGAACTAGACAGATTGGAAGCTCTAGCAATAACAGAAAACAAGACACTTCACCCGGATGGGTATAATCTAAAGATTAGTGGTCAACACGGTAGAATGTCGGATGAGACTAGGCTCAAATGTGTAAAATCTCAATTAGGAAGAACTCATTCTGAAGAAACAAAGAAGAAAATGAGTGCATGGCAAATTGGTAAGGTGACTTCAGAAATAACTAGAAAAAGAATTGGTGATGCACACAGGGGTAGAACAATTTCAGAAGACAGAAAAGCAAAGCTATCTAAGCGGGTAAGATGTGTAGAAACTGGTATTGTGTATAAAAGCATACAAGATGCTGGTATTGCCATGGGATCAAAAGACGGTGGTAAAATATCGCATTGCCTTAGAAGACAGTCTAAAACCTCTTCCGGCTATCATTGGGAGTTTGCATGAAACATGAACTAACGCTTTTGAAACATCAGGCCCAACTTGTCAATATGCCGTGGCAAGAGGAATACCGAGGGGTGGAATACTGGTTTTTAATCGGAGGTTACGCATCAGGTAAATCCACGGCGGCAGTAGCTTTGATTCTTTCGATAGCAGGAAAATACAACGGTCATCAGGTTACGTGCGCAGTGTTCTCGACTACAATTACACTATTCCGAAAAACTATCTGGCAAGAACTTTCTAAGGCTTTGATTATGGGGAAAATACCCCACAGATACGACAAGCAGGAAAACGTCATCTATATCGGTTCGGTTAAGTTTGTTGTAATTCCTACCGAAAACCCAACGGCGATCTATGGTGTAAACAGCGCGATAAGCATCGTGGACGAAATTGACGAACTTGAGCAGAGCCGGGCCATGCTTGCATTCGAGGCAGTTCAGGAGCGTACGCGTGTTCCGTTGCCCGATGGTAGACGGCCCTTTACCGTGTTCACTACGACTGCCCAGGGTATGCGCGGCGTTTACCAGATCACGGAAGACCTGAGAGAAAAGGCATTACCATTCGTTATCATCCGTGGACGAACTGAACTAAATACCTTTCTTGACCCGGCATACTATCAGCGACTTTACGCCCTGTACGATGAGAACGAACGGGAGGCATACCTAAATGGTGAGTTCGTAAACCTCACTTCGGGAAGATGCTATCCCGCCTTTAATGAGCGTGATTGCGTTGTAAATGACATGATGGCCGAAGACCTGGAAACGGTGTCGGTTGGCCAGGATATGAACTCGGCGGCAAGTTGCGCTAATGCTGTCATTAAAAGGGCAGGGACACTGTACGTCATCAAAGAGTTTTGTTTCAAAGACTTCACTATGGCGGCAGAAGATATTAGGCGGGATTTTCCTAGTCAAGAAATCCCATATTATCCCGACGCTTCCGGCAAGATGATTATTCAGGCTCAAATGTCGTCTTTCATGCAAGCTGGAATGGATGTAAAACAAGCCAACATTAACCCGCCAATTAGTGAGCGCGTTTTCATCGTAAACAAGATGCTGGCCACTGGTAGATTGAAGGTTTGCAAGTCAGTAAAGAATCTAATTCTGGCCTGGAAAACACGTTGCTATGATGACAACGGAAAACCCCAAAAAGCCGCAGTTCACCCGGAAGCGAGTGACTTTTGTGACTCTTTGGAGTATGTTGTTTTCCGCATGGTTTCCGCTGATCCTGATTTCTTCGATCTATATTCCATGGTCAGGAACCACGGTCGCTAACCCCCGCCCGAAAGAAGGGGTTAGTCATGTCCAGCGCTCAACATTAGCAATAAGATCATCAACTCTTGAAATGTGATAAGTTCCAGAGAAAGAAGGGTTACCACCATACATAGGTATTTCCATCAATACTAATGTATCCCAACACCGATACACATAGCATTTTCCATAGTCAGATTCTGGCCATATATAATGGTCTCCATTGTGTCCCAGTTCGAGGATTGCTTTTTTATGTTCGTTCATCCCATCCCCCTTTCGTTAGTTAGCGGTTAGTCAAAGATGACGGACCATTTCCAGAATGACACACAAATAAACTTGCCGTCGGGCTTCTCAACTTTGAACCGATTGCAATTATCGGCGTACTTTCTGAATACCATTTCATTCCCCTCTCCCCGGATGGTTGGTCCGGGGGTGTTTATTAGATAAATCCGTACTCTTCTTTCACGTTCTCTACAGTTGCCATTAATCCCATGTAAGACGTGTATTCCCCGTCTTTTTCATTCCAGAACCTACCCCATTGGGCATTATCTTTGTGGACCAATCCCATAAAAACAGGATTCTTAATTTCGAAGGCCTTTGTAGTATCAAAAAATGCTTTCATCTCTCGTCCCTCTCTTCCCTATCAATATAGCATGGGGTAGTGAGGGTGTCAACCCCCAAAGTAAATTATTTTTCGATTGACAGTCTCTATAGTATGGGG